CGTGGGTCAGTAAGTATCGGAAGGAATGGACTGAGTTACAGTCTGTGTCCCAGTTGGGGGATTCTGTCACGGAGGTGATAGGTCTCGCGCCTGCCGAGAACGCTGCCTATTACCTGTGGGGTACTGGCGTGGTGTACGCTGGTATCCAGAGGGCACGGGATCTAGCGCGCGGAACCCTTAATTGGGGCCGCACGTTGGATCAGTAGGTGATACCTGTCGTGGTGGGGGGGGTTTGCGTTGGAGACACAACTGGTACGGCCATAGATGATGGTTGCTATGTTAAGTCTTATCCCGCACCCCACGACGACAGCCACACAAAGCTTATGGTTAGGGTAGCTTCCCCCGAGATCCCAGGGGTTTTCCAACCTACGTTCCACTACGACTGTTGTCACAACCAGGTTAGAGCCGTCCTGGGAAGGGTGATAGGCGTGGTGCCAAAGCCTTCTAAGCCTGGCATAGCCAGGTTGCGAGAGGCAGCTAAGTGGGTCGCTGAGCGAATCCCGTTCTGCCCGGAACAGGATATACACGCTATGCCGCTACGGTACTCAGGCGCTAAGCGCCAACGGTACATGGACGCGGTTGATCAATTTCTTCGCTATGGAGTACAAAAATTTGATGCCTATTGCACTATGTTCGTGAAAGGCGATCGATTTTGTGGCGAAGAGAAGGTTGATCCGGACCCTCGCGCAATTCAGTTTAGGGGATCAAAGTACTGTGTAGCTTTGGCGCAATTTCTGCAGCCTATGGAGCACTTTATTTACACCCTCGATTGTTTTAGCGCTGGCGTGCCTGCTTCTCGTAACGTGGCCAAGGGACTAAACTCCGTGGATCGGGCCGAATTGCTCGTCGATAAAATGAGTCATTTTCGTAATCCGCGGGTGGTGTCCCTTGATGCCTCCAGATTTGATAAGCATGTTGCTCTCGAATTACTTTCGATTGAGCACATGATCTACACATTGGTCAATCCGCACTGGTTCTTCAAGCTCCTGTTGCGGATGCAATTAGTTTCAGTCGTACGCGCCAAGCATGGTTTCAAGTACGTTGTTCGTGGTCGCCGCATGAGTGGTGACATGAACACTGCCCTTGGTAACTGCTTGTTGATGCTCGTGATGCTCGTTGCATTTATGTGGTCCCTATCCATAGAGAAGTGGGATTGCTTTGACGACGGTGATGATTGTTTGCTTATTGTTGAGGAGGAAGACCTGCTCTCTGTCTTAACCGCCGTACAGCCCCATTTCTTGGAGTACGGGATGGAGATGAAGGTGGAGCGTGTGGCCAGCTCCGTACACGAGGTGATTTTCTGCAAGTCTTCTGTCGTCGAGGTAACAGAAGCCCGGTTTAAGTTCGTCCGGGACTATAGGGCAGTCATTAGTAAGTCACTCTCTGGGATCCGTCATTGGCAGGATCCAAATTACCGCATCAAAGTTCTACGCGCAATTGGCCTTTGCGAGCTCGTGTTGAACTTAGGTGTGCCCGTGCTTCAGTCGTTTGCCTGCGCTATTCTGCGTAATGTG